AGGGTCTCTTTTTTAACAAAATTGAAAAGAACCCTGTGCACAAAGGGGTTGAGGTTGAAGCAGAATGTACAGTTTTTAAAATCAGTGCAAAGAGCCGAGGAAAAGAATTGATGGTGTATTTAATCTCGCCAACCGGTTACATAACCCTCAGAATGAATATGGGTATGGCCGGACATTTTCAATTAACACCAACCGGTAAAGAATCAAAACACGCACATCTTAAGTTTTATTCAGAATGCGGGCAGACCCTAAGTTTTGTAGATGTTCGTCGATTTGGAAAGTGGAAAGTAGAAAGTGATTGGTCGGCGGACAGAGGACCAGACCCTACACAGGACCTAGAGGGGTTTGTTAGAAACATAATGGACAATATTGACAAGAAGGAATTTGATAAACCAGTTCACTTGGTAATGATGAACCAAAAGTACTTTAATGGAATTGGAAACTACCTACGGGCTGAAATACTTTACAGAGTTCCGATGGCAAATCCATTCCTTCCGGCTCGAGATGTTCTCAAACAATACCCTGAGATACTTGCACTTTGCTGTGAAATACCACAACTCGCCTATGTTATGGGAGGTGGAAGTATTAAAGACTGGAAAAACCCATTCGGATTGGATGCAGCGCCAGAACATTTCTTTCAGTGTTACTCAAATCCAACTATGTCAAATATAGTTGATTCTAATGGCCGAAGATTCTGGTACGACCCAAAATGGGACCTTCATATATTTAATGAAAATACATGGCATCGAACTTTTAAAATAAAATTATAATGACTGGAAAAATTGCAATTGTCGGAGCTGCGGCTACCGGAAAAGATTACTTAAGAAAACGAATGATGGACAGGGGATTTGAATATGGAGTTTCATGTACAACCAGATTACCTAGAGAGGGAGAGGTCCATGGTAAAGATTACTACTATTTAACAACCGAGGAATTTGACTCTAAAATTGAAAGAGGAGAATTTGCAGAATGGCAAGAATTTAATGGTTGGAAATATGGCCTGACCAAAGATGAATTTGAAAGATGTGATGTAATGATTCTAAATGCTGAGGCTGTTACGCTGCTTGAGCCAGAATATAGAGACCGTGTCTTTGTTATATACTTAGACATCCCAGAATCAATTCGCAGAGAGCGTCTAGGTGAACGAGATGATAAAAATGATTCAACTGACAGAAGAATCAATGCGGATAATGAACAATTTAGAAACTTTTTTGATTTTGATTGTAAAATAACTAACGAAAACTTTTAATAATATATAATACCTAAAACAATTCATATGGCGAAAGCAAAACAAAAATCTACAGCAGAATTAAAAGACCTACGCGCTCAATTAGAAATTGAAGTTAACGAGGCACAAAAAGACCTAGCAGAAAAGAAATATTCTGTAAATCTTGAAAACATCCAAAACATTAACGCTATCTTAAAGCAAATCGACAGAAATTATGAGTGGAGCATTAAAAATGCTGCCTTTGTAATTAACCTTTACGATGCCCTAGCAGACCAAAAGAAACAATTTCAAATTGCGGACAAGGGAGAATCTACAGTTGAACTTAATGGAGTTCAGTTAAATCAATTGTACACTATTATCACGAACATTACTGGAACTGGTATTGAAGGTGCAAAAACATTTACAAGATTATTAACAAATGTAGGTGCTCAAATCTCAGATGCCTTAAAAGAAATGGGTGATGCAAACAGGGTAATCCAAGAGAAACATGTTGCCCTAGCAGAACTTGATGCTACAATCGATGAGGCAGAAAAACCTGAGGTTGCTGTAGAAGAAATCACACAATAAAATATGAAATTAGCAAGTAAATCTAAAAAACGTTTAGATTTGCTAGAAGCTATCCAAGACGGCATTACTACTCGTGATGTTTTTGAAACAATTGGCTATAAGAATCAAAGTGAGGATAAAATAATTCAATTTATCTATCCTCACCTTCTTACTCAGTTGACAGAGTATGTCATGGAAAAGAAGGGCTTTAGCAGATCTCTTGCCAAAGAAAAAGCAAGAACAATGATTAAATGGGAGGGTAATGTAAATACTACCGTGAAGCAAATTCAATTCATGGGTACTCAAAACCGTCCAGATATGACAATTCAAAATGATGGAGTTACTATTGCCATTGAATTCAAGAAGGGTGACAGAGGTTCATCCTTACGAGAAGGATTTGGACAATCAATAGTATATTCAACTGCTTATGATTTTGTTATTTATATGTTTATTGATGTTAGTGAGGACGGTCGAATTGTCAAAGGCTCCACTGCAGTAAATGAACAAAAATTCTTAGAGAATTTGTGGGACAACTTTAACGTAAAATTTGCAATAGTTTAATGAAAACATTCGTAACATCAAATCAGCAATTTGGCCGACCAGGCGCCATAAAATCATATAAAAGACCCTTTGAGGACGTCCAAGAAATGAATCAAGAACTTTTTACCAAGTGGAATTCAGTGGTCTCTCCGGAAGATACTGTATACGTACTTGGTAACTTTGCATGGGACCCAGAAACTGCGGAATATTTCCTTAGAAACTTGAATGGAACTATTATTAATATAGAAGGAGAATTTGACAGTGCCCTTGAAGAACTTGAAGAGACTGCATCCGCATTGGATATTGACTTTTTTAATGGACTATTAGAGGTTTTTTCAGAAGAGAATGCAGTTCTTTCATATTGGCCACTATTAGAATGGCCACGCAAATCAAAAGGTGCCTATTCAATTATAGGATTTCCGAATAAAAAGTACAGTAGTAATCATAAGACCAAAACAATTAACTGTTGTTGTGACTTTTGGGAATACAAACCCGTAGAATTATCCAAGATAATTGAGCTCTTCAATGAAGTAGAATAATGTTAATAACTTTAACAAAATTTTAACACTTTACTGTTTCCGTTTCAAATAATTTTTATTATATTTACATTATAATTAAAAAACATAAAACATATATGGCATCTAAATCTTACAGAGAATTAACAGAGAATTTTTTATCAACCCGTTCTGAAGCAGACTTTACTGCACTTTTTTACAAAGTAAAACCAGGACTTACGACTTATATTAATAAAATAGTAAAAGATCGTGAAATGGCCGAAGATATTGCCGTAAATACTTTAACAAAATTGTGGACTAAAATTGATCAATATGACCCACAATACCAGATCACTACTTGGTTGTACCGAATTGCTTTCAATGATGCATTAGGACATATCAATAATAGAAACAAACAATCCTCCCTGGATGCCCTATCTGATTACGGTGTTGAAGTAAGTGAGAATGGTGAATTTGTTAGTGGCTCAAAAGGTTTAAATGGTGCTATTGAAGATTACGTAATGAAAACCGAACAGGATTTCCTTGAGGAAGATGACGAACTTATGGCAAAATATGGTCGTGCACTTACTGAAATAGAAAATCTTAAAGGAATGTACCGTGAAATAGTAATTGATCGTTTGATTAATGAAATGAAGTACGAAGAAATCGCAGAAAAACATGACTTACCCCTACAGACTATTAAAAACCGTATTCGTAGAGGTAAAGCAATCATCGAAGAAAATATGATGTCGTAATGGTTGTTGTTGTCTATAGAAAATCGATGGGTTCAAAAACAAAATGCATGATTGTGTTTGAGAATGAACAAACCCCGGATAAAATTATAAACTTAAATGCCAGGAAACCGATGATTCCGAATAATTATATTATTGACGAAATTGGAGTTGGCGAAAGTTTTATAGAGAGCTATAAAAAACAACATAAAATTAAAAAACATGAAGTTTGTTAAATTGTTAATAACTTTTTGAAAATAATTAACCTGACATTTTACCGTGTCAGGTTTTTTGATTATATTTACATATTAAATTTAATTAAATGAAAGCAATAAAACTAATTGACAACATCTATTTAATTGAAGATATATTGGACATTGATAATTATCCAAATCTTTTTGATAGTGTTAAAGTAGAATCCAGTTTTGATAAACCAGGTCGAGGTGGCAGAAAAATGTGTAGAATGACCGATAAGGGTATTACATACACACTATTTGGCAAAAAGTATGGTCGAAAAAACTACTCTGAAACTGTTTTAAGAATTAAAAAAGAATTGGAGGAGAAGTTACCTGTTAACGCTGATTATTTTAATACATGCACTCTTAATTATTATAATAGTGGAAATTGTTCTTTTAGGGATCATACCGACAAAATGCCAGACCTAGAACAACCAATGATTGTTGCGACACTTACACTCGGCAATTCTAATCGTAAAATGAGATTGATTAATAGATTTACTAACATTGGATACGAGGTTGTACTAAAACATAATTCTATGTTATTTATGGGTCCTGGAATGCAAGACATATATTTACATGGAATTCCAAAAGAAAAAAATGATGTAGAACCTCGATTAAGTTTAAGCTTTCGAAGACAAAAACTTTAACAAAAAATTAACATTCTATATTTTCAGGATTCTAAACTATTGATTATATTTACATATCTAATTTTAACAAAGAAACACTATGAAAAATTTTAAAGTACTTTCAATCGAAGACGCAGACGAATCAGGAACATCACTTCAAGGTTATATTGTTGCAACTTATAGTCAATTACTAGAGGCACTAGGAGAACCTACATACAACGAGCCAAGTGGAGATAATAAAGTTCAAGTTGAATGGGTTGTAGAATTTGAAGGTAATATTTTTACAATATACGACTGGAAAACAGGTTCAAGAGAATACACTGAAAATGAATTGATGAAATTTAATGTTGGAGGTACCACAACATCATTCGATTTTATTCAAGAAGTAGAATCTCGAATCAATAAATAAGATGGAAAATAAAGACACAAATATGGTAATTTTGATAATTGCATTTATGGCTTTCCTATTTGGATTCTTGGTAGCAGAGGCAATCTACAATGAAAGGCCAATGACTGAAGAGGAATATTATGAACTACAAAAACCACAATGGTATGAGTAAAGAATTATTTTTATTAAGAGGATTACCTGGAGCAGGAAAATCAACATTGGCAAAAATCCTTGTTGGTGATAGAGATTATTGTCACAAAGAGGCCGATATGTACTTTGTAGATAGTGAAGGAAAGTACAAATTTGACTTTTCTTTGATTAAAGAAGCCCATACATGGTGCCAATCTGAGGTCGAATTCCTTATGAAGTACGAACATACCGTAGTAGTTTCAAACACTTTTACTCAGGAATGGGAAATGCAGGCCTACTATGATTTGGCCAAGAAATATGGTTATAAAGTTAATTCTATAATCGTAGAAAACCGACATGGAGGGGTAAACGAGCACAATGTGCCGCAAGAAACATTAGAAAAAATGAAACAAAGATTTGAAGTAAAACTATAAAAGATGGAAAATAACTTTAAAGTTGCCAAATACGAAAAGACCGATGAAGGATTTAAACACTTAGGATATGATGAGTACCAAATCACATATCTAAAAGGTAATAAACCACATCAAATCCGGGTAGTTGTTAATGGTATTTTAACAAATAGAGTTATCAATTTAATCGATTGTAATTCTGGCTATAAAAACCAAATACTATCCGCAATTAGTGATGTTAAAAATGCTAAAATAAATTTAACACAAAGACCGTCTGAAAAAAAGAAGGTAACTTTAGCTTACATTGGAACATTTTATAGTAAGCTAATTGTTAAAAATGTTAAAAATTACCTAATCGGAATAAACAAAGAAGAGAGAAGAGATACAATAACTAAATACGAATTAATATAATGGAAAACAATAATTCAGTTTGCTATGTAGCAAAAATAAACGAAGTACGTGCAATCGAAGGCGCAGATAACATAGAATTAGTTATTGCAGGAGGATGGAATGCCATTACAAAGAAAGGTGAATTTAATGAGGGAGCCTTAACAATTATTGCAACAACAGATGCCGTAATTCCTGAAAAACTTTCTGAAAAAATGGGAGTAACTAATTACTTAAGAAAAGGTAATAGAGTCCGTACTGTAAAATTACGTGGAGTCTATTCAGAATGTTTAATCATTCCAGTTACATACATTAGAGCAAAATCTATTGTAGAAGGAAAGGATTTAATGGAAGAGTTAGGTATCACTAAATATGAGCCACCAGTTAAACAAATCCAATTAGCATCTGGTAGAAAAATCAAGTGGAGAGATAACCAAAACTTTCATATCTACTACAAGTTTCCAAACTTGAAAAATGTGGCTGGAATGTTTACAGAAGAGGATGAGGTTCAAATCACCAGAAAAATCCACGGTACAAATGCCAGATATGGTATTGTAAAGAAATCTAAATTGACCCTTTGGGATAGAGTAAAGAAATTCTTAAGATTGGCTGACGAATGGGTAGATTATGAGTACATCTACGGTTCTCATAACTGTGAGAAAGGTTCTGACACTCAAGGATTCTATTCAACTGACGTTTGGAGAACAATCGCAGAGACTTATGGTATCAAAGAAAGACTTTGGAAACAGGCTAAAAAATATAGTGCTGAAGATTTGGGTTCTGGATTGGTTCTTTATGGAGAAATCTATGGAGCAGGAATTCAAAAGAACTACGAATATGGTTTAACCGACATCAAGTTTGCAGCGTTTGATATTACAATCAATGGAGAATACTGTGAACCAGAAGTAACTGAAGTAATAACTCAAGATATATTCTTACTTCCACATGTGGAGGTTCTTTATGAAGGTCTATGGAATCAAGAGGTTCAAGATGAGTATACGTTTAATAACTTCATTGAAGGTACTAAAGTACCACATGAAGGAATTGTAATCAAACACATCTCTGGTGAGAGAAGAAAAGTTGCGAAAGTAATTAATCCAGACTACTTGATTTATGGTGAAAAAAATAACGTAGGAGATTCTCACTAATATGTCAGTTGATTATAAAAGAGTACTTCTAGGAATGCTAGGAGAAAAGATAGTTGCAAAACACTTTAGGGATTCCGGACATCAGGTCGAGGAATCCCTAAATGTTTTTGATTCCGAAAAGGATATGATAATCAATGGAAACAATGTTGAAGTAAAGACAAATGCACCATTAATCTATTACGATTCATTTTCAATTCCAAAGAGCCAATACGATAAGATTATGAATTCACATCGGGTTTATTGGGTTTCAGTCCCATTACAAACCCAAGAGGACCAATTTGCGGGTTGCATTTTTGAAATGGACCCTAAGGTTGCAAAATTACACACAATTAAATTTAATTCCGGAACAACTGCAATTGGAATACGTCGACAGCAAGACGGAATGAAGGTGATTCATAAGATTGAAGACCCTATCATATTAAAACAACTTAAAGAACTTTCGTCTTCATATTTATAGGATATATAATACATGAAAAGAATTAAATTATTTGAACAGTTTATTGCAGAGAAGGAGGAAAATTCCGATTTGCATAAAATCTATTTGGCTATTGATCCTGGTAGCGGCCATAGATGGTGGTCTTATAAAGACTTTGCCGGAGATAATTTCTTTGTACAGGTAACACTTGACAATTACAAAGATATTAACATCAATTCAGAATACCCAATCCTTACGTACAATTCTGGAGTAACTCAAAAGCTCCTAGATGAAGGATTAATTAAAAAAGAAAATGTCTACAACCTACCAGAACATATCAAACAATCTGGCTCTAAGGCAGAATTTCATAAGTTGGTTGAAGGGGATGAAAACATTCCAAAAACTGCGCATAATGAAAAAGATGCCCTGAAAATTGGATTCCCATTAATTGGTAAACCAGCGGAAGGACACTCAGGACTTGGTATTCAAATCTTTAAAGACCAGAAGTCATGGGACGATGCAGACCATTCGAAGTTGGACGTTTATTCAGAATATATTGATAAAGCAGCCGAACACCGATTGATTACATTTAAAGGAAAACCATTCTTCTGGATGGAAAGAAACCCATTAAATGATAAAGCAAAATCTGGAAAGGGAAAAGGAGCTGAAAAAATGATGTTCAAATATATCAAAAAGGATGTTACCAAATTACCTAAAAAATTCAATGACCTCGTTGAAAAGTTCGGTAAAATATTCTCAGACTTGCCATATATCTGTTTTGATATTATGGAAGATAAATCTGGAAAGCTTTATATAATTGAAAGTAATAGTCAGCCGGGAGTACCATTTGATTCTACAGTTCAGGCGTATAGACAATTATTTAATGATTTCTACGGTCGCGATGTAAATCCAGCGGCTAACACCGAGCTCGAGAAATTGAGTAACTATATGATTAAGAAAACCCTGGACTTTGACCCAAAAAGATTTGAAGTAGATGGAAAGAATTAAATTATTTGAACAGTTTCTTACTGAAAAAGAAGACAAGGAGACTTCAAGAGCAGCGCTTGACAATGCCGCTATTAATAAGGCACTTGATAAAAAAGCAAAAGAATCTGGAGTTCCAATAGGAATCCTTAGAGCTGTAATGCGAAGAGGAATGGGAGCTTGGAATAGTAGCCACCGTGCTGGTGTAAGTCAAGAGGCTTGGGGATATGCCCGGGTTGGGGCTTTTTTAGAAAAAGGTGAAGGAACATGGCAAAAGGCAGATGCTGACTTGGCAAAAGAGGTTCGAGCAGGAGGATATGATAAAAAATTACCATGGAAACCTAAAGAAGACTAAAGTACTATAGAGACTTACCTAATGTTTCATAAGATTTGTCGTTACTTCTTTAAAATAAAGGTTAAGTCTCTTATTTTTATTTAGATATATAATATAACGACAAATCTAAATAAATTTTAATCTTATGAAACACAAGCACCACATTATACCAAAGCACATGGGAGGTACTAATGACCCTGAAAATATTATTGAATTAACTATTGAAGAGCATGCTAAAGCGCATCAATTACTATGGGAAGAGCATGGTAAGAGAGAAGATTGGTTGGCATATCAAGGTCTATCTAAGCTAATAGGTAGAGAAGAACTTTTAAAAGAAGTACTTTCGATGGCTGGTAAAAAAGGAGGAAGTAATGGTAAAGGAGTTACTGGCAATAGAAAAAATGGAGCAATTGCAAATTGGGAAAAAAATAAAGATTTAATCCTTAAAACTCTTCATGAAAATGGTAAAAAATATGGCCATTTAGGTGGACCATGTAAAGACAAATGGATATGGATTAATAATGGCAAAGAAGCTAAAAAGGTGCTAAAATCTGATACAATACAAATCGGTTGGAATAGAGGTAGATTACCTTTATCTAATGAAACTAAAGAAAAACTAAGAAAAAGCTGTAAAGGTATTAATATTGGACCTAAAAAAATTAATAAAGATTAATACAATGAAACATATAAAACTATTTGAGGATTTTATTAATGAGGCTGAAGAGACTTACAATGACTATCCGGCAGCCGCAAAAGAGAATGCAAAGAAGGCCCTGGATTGGAGAGACCAGTATGGTCGAGATGAGGTAACTGCAGGTACTCCAGTTGGATGGCAAAGGGCTAATCAGTTGGCAAAAGGTGAAAAACTTTCCAGAGATATTATTAGTAGAATGGCACAATTTAACCGACACAGAAAAAACTCAAAGATAGCACCGGAACATAAATCAGAACCATGGAAAGACAATGGATATGTTGCATGGTTAATTTGGGGTGGAGATGAAGGAGTTGATTGGGCTATTAAAAAAATAAAAGAAATCGATGAAAAAGATTAAACTTTTTGAAGAGTTCTTGAATGAAGAAATGGTTCTTAAAGATTTAGAAGGCAAATTTAATATAAAATTAGATGTTTTTAATACTCCAAAGTATGTTGAATTAACCAGAATTGAAATACCTAAAGAAAAAAGAGGTAGTGGAATTGGAACTAAAGTTATGGATTTGGTTATTACATTTGCAAAAGAGCAAGACAAGCCTCTATATTTAACACCATCAAAAGATTTTGGAGCAACATCAATTTCAAGACTTGAAAGCTTTTATAAAGAATTAGGATTTGTAAAAAATACTGACAAAAGTTTAACAAGAAACACAATGGTAAAATACCCAAATTAATATGAAAAAAATTAAACTATTTGAAGAATTTAAAAATTCTACAGCATGTCCAGTTCCGACTAAAGACCTAGAAGTTAATACTAAAAACAGAGACCGTGCAATTAAAGCAGAGCATATTGAATATGGTCCCTTAAATGTTGACGAACCTGCTGGATTTTGGGAACATATCGCAGACCACTGGAATACTAGCGTAGAAGCTGCTAAAAAATCATTATGTGCAAACTGTGCTGCATTTGATGTTTCACCAAGAATGAAAGAATGTATGCCCGGAGAATTAAGCGACCCAGATGGTGAATTAGGATATTGTTGGATGCACCAGTTTAAATGTCACTCTGCAAGAACATGTTATACATGGGCTAAAGGTGGACCAATATCAACTGACAAAATCTCTTTTAATTGGCAAGAGAAAAATCAAGACGCTGCGATGAACAAAAATCCTATAAAATAATATGAAAAGAATTAAATTATTCGAAGAGTTCTTGAATGAAAAGGAGAATGTAACGGAGAATGTAACGCACAATTTTAATTGCGCAATGTTATACTTTGACTTTCCGGCAATGGCAACTCTACACCAATCAATCCGACCTGACGATATCTACACTGTAGAAGCAGATGAAAGTTACGGTCTTGAAGATGAACCACACTGTACCTTATTATACGGACTTCATCCTGAAGTAACTGTGGACCAAGTTGCAGATAAATTAAAAGGAATCAAACTTGGTGAGTGTGTTGCTCACAATCTCTCCCTTTTTGAAAATGAAGACTTTGATGTCCTAAAATTTGATATGGAAGGTGATAATCTTCACAATGCAAATAAAGCACTTAGCTCGCTTCCGCACACTACGGACTATCCGGATTATATGCCACACATGACTGTTGCCTACTTAAAACCAGGTAAAGGTTCTGAATACTTAAAAATATTAAACTCGCAAGAGCATTCTCTAAAACCACTTCATATTACTTACAGTATGACAGATGGCTCTAAACAAAAAATAGATTTATAAATTATGAAACAAGAATCATTAGACAAAACATTAGGACTTGTTAGACACATTCTAACATTCGTAGGAGGTTACCTTGTAACTTCAGGAGTACTAACAGAACCTACACTTAGCACAGGAATTGGTGCAATTGTAACTCTTATCGGTGTGGTATGGTCAGTTATTGATAAAAATAAAGCAGTATAATTTGAAACAAGTAGGTTTCGGATTGTATAACTTTAAAATTAAATAACATTAAACAAACCAAAATGAAAAAAGTATTTTTAGCATTAGCATTTATTGCAGCATTAGCAGTTACATCTTGTAATAAGAAAGTAGAAACTACAACAACAGGAGCAGACTCTACATCCGTAGTAGTTGATTCAGTTCTGGTAGACACTGTAGCAGTAGACACTATAGCTGTCGACACCGTAAAGTAATTAAAACTTTAACAAAATTTTAACACTCCAGACTTTCGGGTCTGGAGTTTTTTGTTTATATTTACATTATAATTAAAACAATATGATACGAAGTAAACAAGAAAAAAACGGACCGATTATTATAGACCTTACAGGTCCTGATGGAAATGCATACGCTCTTATGGCCTATGCTAGAAGATTTGCAACCCAATTAAAATGGGAAGATAGAGGAGAGGCACTTATTAACAATATGATGAGTGGAGACTATGAGCATCTCCTTGAAGTATTTGATAATGCATTCGGTGAATACGTAATCCTAGAGCGATAATGGCTAAATATAAAATACCTAGAGACAGGGTCTTTAAAGACTTTGGAATTATGAGAACCATGTTTGGTACCTATATATGTCCGGGTTGGATTCCTGTAGATGAGGGAACAACTAGAGAGGATGTAGAGTTTGATGATAATATAATTATTGAGAAACCAATCAATTCAACCCAATTGAAGGCTGAACCACAGAAGGACCTAGAATTTAAGGTACCATCATCAAATGGAAAATCTGAATATTTAGTTCGCTTTCAGAAAGGAAATTGGAGTTGTAACTGTCCCGCATCGAGTTTTAGAAGAGGAGATTGTAAGCATATCAAAGCTCTTTCAATTGAAAACCAATCATTTGAAAATAAATAAAAAATAAATGGAATTTACATTGAATTTCATGAAACAAAAAGATATATAATACTATAATATACATAAGAAAATTAAATCTTATATATAGATTAGAACAAATAAAACAATTACAATGCAAGCAATTCAAAGACATATCAATTTAATGGAACAACCAGTCCTTACGACAGGTAGCCCGATATGTGCCTCTTATTTTAGTAATGGGGATTGGAAGCAAGATGGTTCTTTTGAAACAAAATTAGTTAATATGAGTTAAACTCTATTAACATACAAATATTCAAAAGGACCTTTCAGAAATGATTGGTCCTTTTTTGATTTTATATGTTTCGTATGGTTATGGAGACCGGTAGCATTGCAAACGCTACAGAGTAAGTTCGATTCTTACACGAAACTCTAAAGTAAACTTTAACATAATTTTAACACTTAAAGTTTTACCGATTGAAAGAATTGTTATATATTTACATAACAAATTAGAACAAAGGTTCTTTGACATACTGATAACCAAACTGCAGATATCGTATAATGGCCATTACTTTAGACTTCCAATCTAAAGATGGGAGTTCGATTCTCCCTATCTGCTCTAATGAATTAAACGGACTAAGGATTAGGAAGTTGGCGTAAGGTACCAGCTGAAATGCCGACATCGTTGAAGAGGTCTACTCTTTAATTCATATCATACAAAATTGATTGCCGGTCACAAGTATCGGTTCTTAACGGGATATCGCTCTCGAGGTACTGTAAATTGTATCGTGAACAGACTGGAACTCTTTCGTAACCGCATCCAAGTGGGCAGTAGGGGATGACGAAAAGAAATAAATTGTATAATGGCGAAAATATGGAATCGGCCGATAAACATAGAAGTAGCATGTAACGAATATTCTAACGAAGAATAACGAAGCTCAGCGGTATCAATCAAACACCTCCTCGTGGTGATACTGGAAATTTAATTAGGCAGTTCATTCAATAAGCTTTAAGAATGTTCCGTTACTTTGAAATACAAGTGATGCGCTCCGAAACCTAATTAAAAACCAAGTTTGAAATAATGCCTGTTCGTATAAAGGTGGTACAATGCTCTTTGACAGCATCGGAGGAGGATCGTTACCTCCACAGGCAACAAATAATTTCTAGTAGCGAAGCACGGTTGCATGCCTCACTTGGACTGAGGAGTACGCAGGTTCGAATCCTGCCTATTAGACTAAAGGATGGTTGCTGCAAAAAATACAAACCAGGCTATTAACCTCGTGGTCGTCGGTTCGAATCCGGCCTTGTGTATCTTAGGAAAAGCAAGTAGCTCAGTTGGTAGAGCACGTACAAAAAACCATCCTGAATTTGCTCGGGTGGTGGAATTGGTAGACACACTAGACTTAGAATCTAGCGCCGAAAGGTTTGGGGGTTCGACTCCCCCTCTGAGTACAAAATTAAAGTTAGCTTAGTTGTAAAGCGCCTCACTGATAAAGAGGGGAAGGGATTCTAACACCCACTTTAATTTAATTTGCCGGTAAAGCATAAATGGTGATGCGCTTGTTTTGTACACAAGATAACAGGGTTCGATTCCTTGTACCGGCTCTAAACTTTAACATAATTTTAACACTTAAAGTTTTACCAGTTGAAAAACTTTGTTTATATTTACATAACAAATTAGAACAAAGGTTCTTTGACATACTGATAACAAAAACGTTGCGTTAGTGAAGGGGTTAACACGTATCACTTTCTATGATGAGGCATGGGTTCGAATCCCATACGCAATACGACATTGGTTCGCACTAAACAGTAGAGGAAGTGCATTTGGGGCTATCGTATAACGGCAATTACAATGGTTTTGCAAATCATAAATTAGGGTTCGATTCCCTATAGCTCCACTTTAATAATCCAGATGAGACTGTTACTAATTCATAGAACTACATATTGTAAGCGTAGAATTAGAAAATTGGTCTTGTGAGCCCCATTGGCCGGGGAATTGCACTGTCACTGCTCTAAAATGAGGGTTCGAAACCCTCCGGGACCGCAAAATAATCGAGGTGTAGTAGAGTTGGTAACAATGTCGCCCTGTCACGGCGAAGGTCACGGGTTCGAGTCCCGTCATCTCGGCAAAAAAACTGGATAGTCAAGTATACAATCTGCAAATTCTATCAAGACTATAAGGTTACTACATATAATAAAAAGTACTTTGCAGACGAAATTTATTTAGTAGTTTTCTCTTTGGTGAAATTGGCAAACATGGGCCACTATTGAATGTGGCTGCTCAACGAGAGTTGATGAAGGTTCGAGTCCTTCAAGGGAAACAAATAGCGGGTTGGTAGAAGTTGGTATCTCGTGAGCCTCATAAGCTTAAGGTCGGGGGTTCGAGTCCCTCACCCGCAACAAAGGAATAATTACTCCAGTATGATTGGTAAGCGCCGGGAACTAAGGCCCGGTTGGCAAAGTAAATTATTTAGAGGTAAGCAAAAGACTAAATTGGATCTTTAGCTCAGAGGCAGAGCGGTTGTTTGTTAGGCAACGGGTCGAGATTTCGAAATTCTCAGGGTTCTCAAAATTGGCCTGTCGTATAAGGGTTATTACGGATGACTGTTAATCATCTTATGTAGGTTCGATTCCTACCGGGCCAGCAAATTACTATTAAGGAATGATACGAGCCTGCAAAGTTCGAAAAGAGTCAGATAGTAATCAACTAGTGGTATAGCTCAATTGGTTAGAGCACTTCGCTGATACCGAAGAGGTTTTAGGTTCGATTCCTAATATCACTACAAAAATAGGGATGATAGTTTATACAGTACGGCAATTCTGTATATGAGTTCATAGCTATACTACGAAAATGGTTCTGTTGCCGCAGGAAAGAAGTAGTAGTTTCGTTCTTAGTGGAATGGTGACCACGCTGGCCGAGGAGGCTGGAGAAGCAGGTTCGATTCCTGTAGAATGAGCAAAAGAGGGTAGAGAAAGTCGTTCGGATACGGCAGCCGGTCTGTAAAATCGGTCTCAAAAGGGAGTGGTTCGAGTCCACCTCTGCCCACGTAAAAAAGAGATGTTGGTTCGAATCCAACCTGGTCCTGGGAAACTGGGTCGGTATTATAACGGATATTATACTTTTAGGGGTCTTTTGTATAGCTGGTGCGTACGCTAGTCTGAAGAACTAGAGGAACAGGTTCGATTCCTGTAAGTCCCACTGGAATGTCCGTAGTCAAAGGTGACAACTGGATTTTTTAATTAGTTATGCATGGACTGTCTTAGACGTAAGGCGGAAAATCATGAAGAGTTAAATAGAATATGCCTCTGAAAGGTCGACGGGATGAGAATATTTGACAAGATTTAGCAGACAGGTTCGATCCCTGTTACGTGGCTCTAAAAATGCGATGTTGGTCAGAGACGGTCTCATGAGCCGTATCGGTAGATATACCCTCCGGAGGTTCAACTCCTCTAATCGCAACAAATACGGGTATAGTGCAATGGTAGCATTCTGGTCTCCAACACCAGCGATGGGGGTTCAAATCCCTCTGCCCGTGCTGTGAACCTTTTTACCGCTTTATGTGGATATATAGATTATAAAAACATCTAAATACTATGCAAAGAGCACAAAGGCGAAAATATCATTACATCTATAAAACTACATGTATCATTACAAATAAGTTTTATATTGGAATGCACTCAACAGACAATCTAGAAGATGGTTACGTTGGTTCAGGTAAAAGATTATGGCATTCAATTAATAAACATGGAAAGGAAAACCATGTTAAAGAAATTTTAGAATTCTTACCTGATAGAGAATCGTTAAAGGCTAGAGAAAGAGAAATTGTTAATCAAGAAATGTTGAATGAAGAACTATGCATGAATCTAAAATTAGGCGGAGAAGGAGGAAATACTAGTATAGATGGAACACCAATTGGAGGTGATAAATTTAAAGCAGCAAACGCCTATTGGAATATTCCGGAAAATAGAGAGAAGAATAGATTAAGAGCTAGTGAAACTTTAAAAAAACTATGGTTAACCTCAGAGTATAGAAATAAAAAACTTAGTGCAATTAATCCTTTTTTCGGGAAAACTCATTCAGAAGAATCAAAACAAAAAATGAGAGAAAAAGCCACAGAAAGAAAAGGTAATAAAAATTCTCAATTTGGTACTTGTTGGATAACAAATGAAATTGAAAGTAAAAAGATACTTAAAGGTGATACAATACCTGAAGGATGGAGATTAGGTAGAAAAATAAAATAAGTCCTTGTAGCTAAATTGGTGAAGGCGCTCGGCTCATAACCGAGAGATATACAGGTTCGAGGCCTGTCAAGGACACAACTGGTCAATTAGTTCAATGGATAGAACACCGGGCTACGAACTCGGGAATAAGGGTTCAAGTCCTTTATTGACCTCTAAATTGCGATATGGTAGAGATGGCTTCTTACGATACTCTCATAAGGTATAGACACTGGTTCGAATCCAGTTATCGCAACAAAATATAATCCCTCGAAGCTCATGTGGACGGGCACTCCGCTTTTAACGGAGGGGTAGATGGTTCGAGGCCATCCGGGGGAACAAAGTAGTTTTGAGGTTGACGAATTCTACTATAAAAAAATAATTCAGCTACCAGCCTCGTTGGCGTAATGGAAGCGTATTTGTTTTACATGCAAAGGGCGATAGTTCGATTCTATCACGAGGTACAAAAATCAACGAGACAAAGGAGGTCACGTAGGTTCGAATCCTACCGTTGATTTAGTATATGGTGTTTCTAGCTTAATCGGTAAAGTGCTACACTGTGAATGTAGAGAACAGGGTTCGAAACCCGGAAACACACGACGGTACACAAAGGGTACAAGTCTTGGTTAGAGATTTATTCTTACAAACTCAGTACCTAAAGCTGAGCGGCCAGACAATGGGACTGGCTTTATATCCCTGTGGTGAAACGGTAAACACAACGAGCTTAAGCCTCGTAAGCTGCAGGTTCGACTCCTGTCAGGGATACAAAATTGCCCTATTAGTTAAACGGATATAACGAATCTCTTCTAAAGATTAATTCTAGGTTCGATTCCTGGATAGGGTACAAACAAATTGGAAGATTAAGCCGAAAGAGTCTGGGTACCGGCAGCGCACTTGAAATGCGTCGATCATTAAAATGGTGTGCGGGTTCGAATCCTGCATCTTCCGCCATAAACATTTTTACCAAAATTGGAGAGTAATCTGAAGTGGCTTCAGTGCTGTTTGCTAAACAGTTGGTCCGGGCGAACCGGATGGGGATCGTAACCTCTGCTCTCCGCAAAATAATTAAATCATGAACATTTTTAACAAAACGTTAGTAATCGATTCGAGCTATATGCCTCGAAGTGTTATCAGTAGTCTTAGAGCATTTTCAATAGTGTATAAGGGAAACGCGAAAGTGATTTGGGAGCATGATTGTAAATTCGGTCTATGCGACCCAGAAACTGAAATCTATAAGCCTTCGATTATAAAAGTACAAAAGTACATTTATACTGAACATAGAAACGTTCCTCTAACCAGAGAAAATGTCTTTAAACGAGATAATCATAAATGCGTTTATTGTGAGGAATCCGATAGGAAAAAACTTACAATAGACCATGTTATTCCTCAATCAAAAGGAGGTCCTAACACCTGGGAAAATCTTACCACTGCCTGTAAAAAATGTAATGGTGAAAAAGCAGACTTAAGTCTGGAAGAGTATGGTAAGACCATTCCGCAACCCAGAAGACCTCATTTCCTTATGTTAATGAAACATATTGAAAACATTCCAGACGAATGGAAAC